TGGCAGCAGCCAACGCAGTTGCAGTTGTTCCAACGATATTTGCAGAAATAATAAACGTTCCATATTGCGAGCCAGAAACAAATTTGGATGCAACAGAAGTTCTGGTTGCTGTTCTTGACGGTGTATTCGCAAATATAATAAACCTGGCAGCAGAAACAAAAACAGCCACAGAATTAGAAGGCGCATATATTCCTGACACAGAAATTGAAGCAAAAGAAAGTTTGGAAGTTGATTTGGTTGGCTCGTATGTTGAACAAACGGCAATCACGGCAATCCAGCCATCAATTAATTTAACGGGATTTATAAGGTGTAAATCATGACAGTTGATTTTTCAATGATCGCAGGAACAAACCGTGAAATCAAAATAACGGTTAAAGATGCAACGTTTACTGCAGTTGATATATCTGATGCAGATATTGTGTGGGTGGCAGTTCTGACGATGCAGGGCGAACCAGAGATAACAAAAAGCACAAACGGTGTTGGCGAAATCACGATAACTGATGGCCCACTTGGCCAATTTTCTGTTTTTCTAAAACCAGTTAATACTGAAGATAAAGGTGGCGTGACGCTTTTGCACGAAGCCAGAACAATTAAAGACGGAATTGAAGAAGTCGTTTATCAGGGTTCGTTTGCTGTCACTCCAAGTGCGTCATATGGGAAGATGCCAATATGATAAAATTAAAGACATGGCCAGCAGTTGAACTGGTGGATGGCACAGACGTGCAGACATTCCTGCGCCTGGATTCGTCTGATTATAACGACAGGCTTTCAGAAATGGCCACGTCTGCGCGCATAATGGCAGAAAACTACACCAGGCGTGCGTTCATCACGCAATCATGGGAATTGATGTTGGACTATTCTGCAGTGTTTAAAAATTATGACTACATAATGCTGCCACGTCCTCCACTGCAATCAATCACATCAATAAAGACATTCAACGATGTTGGCGCTGCACACACACAATTGTCCACCAGTTATTATGCTGACGTTTACACAGAACCAGGCAGGGCTGTGCTAAATGTTGGCGCAGTTTGGGGATATTGCAGGCAGCACAATGGAATGCTTGTTGAATATGTTGGTGGATATGGTGATGATGTGGCGGATGTTCCACAGGACATCATTGATGCCATAACTGAATGCGCCGCGTATTTCTACACACAGGGAACCACTGGCGTGCTGCCGCCAGATGTGATCACGAAACTGCAGCCATATAGGATTTACTTATGACGATTGCACAGCCACCAGCACAGAAGCCAATGCAACCTTCTGTGCCACCATTTTCTGGATTTGACGAACGGATAAGCTTCATTTCCAGAGGCGAAACCAGCGATGGCTATGGTGGCTTTTCAGCACCAACAGATACAACGATTGCCAACACGTGGGCTTCAATTGAAACGCCATCGAAAATGCCGGCAGCAATTGGTGGTGAATCATTCACGGCAGGTGAAATTGAAGCGCACGCATATTGGAAAATCACAACCTGGTATAATTCAGATGTGACAGTTAAGAATTGGGTTAAACACGGCACGCGAATGATGAACATTTTGAACATTAACAATGTTGAAAACAAAAACCTGTTTATGATATTGTTTTGTGTTGAACAGGTGGAACCTGCACGCTGATGAAAATAAAAGTGGCACTTAACAAATCAGACATCACTGCAGTCATACAGGCAAAAGTTGACGAGATAAAAGCCAACGCAGCAACCGCGCTGTATGAAGGTGGTGAACTGCTGGCCACTGCGTGCAAACAGAACGCACCAGTTAAGACAGGAAAATTGCGCGGCAGCATTCACGTTGAACAGATCAGTGACACCGAAGTGCAGGTTTCGCCAGATACTGATTATGCTTATTATGTTGAAGTTGGCCACCACACGCGCAGTGGCAGTTTTGTGCCTGGCGTTTTCTATATGAAAAATGGAACTGAAGAATCGCGCAGCCAGGTGGCAGACTATATCAGAAGCAGGCTGACAGAATCATGACGAAAACACGCGAATCTGCAATTCTGGAAGCTGGCCAGGAAATCCTGGACACGCTAAACGGCAGCGATATTGTGACAGTCCACGGTTGCACGTCATATGATTTCGTTCCAGAAGGCACGCTGGAACCTTATATTCATTTAGACAATCCGACTGAAACACCGTGGGATTGTTTGGGCGATCAATATGGCCAGCGCGTAACATATACATTGCATGTGTGGTCTGTTTATCGTGGCAGGAAAGAATGCGCGGATATAATTACACACATCAAAGAACTGCTGGACAATCAGCCATTAACAATCACAGGATATAGTCACGTGCGCACTACTGTTGATTTTTCCAACATCCTGCGCGATGCAGACATGGTTCATTATCACGGAATTGTTTCTTTGGCAATTAACGTGACGCAATCTTAAAAGGGAAAAGAAAATGGCAGGAATAACGAAAGGAATTTTGGGCTGCCTGCAGGCTTCAAATGTTGCAGGTGGTGCTGGCGCATACAACGCAGTCGCACAAATGAATTCGCTTGGTGCTAAGTTCATTATGAAAAACATTGACAGCACCGTGTTCACGTGCAGTGCGCAGGAATATGTTTCCAGGATCACAGGATTGCAGCATATTGAATACACCGCAGACGGATTTTTTGACGATTATGGCGATACTACTGGCCAGGTAATAATCATGGACAATGCAGCGAATGGTGCTGAACTGTGGTTTAAATTCCTGTATGATGGAACAAAATTCATCAAATCACAGGTTGTGGTTGATGGTATTGACATAAAAACAACGCCAGATGGCACAGTTGATATTTCAGTTTCAGCACAGTCCACTGGCCCTATAACAAATGGATAAGGTGAAATAATAATGGCTATAACGAAAGGGAATCAGCCAACGGTAAAGGCGGCAGCGGCAGCTACGCCAACGCAGGTTGTTGAGCATATCAACAATGTGTCATTAAAGTTTGATGGCAAAAGCGTTGACGTAACTGAATTTGCTGCTTCAGCGCCTGTGTATATTGCACGTGCGCCAGGGATCAAAGACGTTTCTGCAGTAGTTTCAGGCTTTTTGGAAAAAGGTGCAACTGGCCAGGCGTTCTTTTGGGCAAACATGGTTTCTGACACAGATTTGTATGTGAAAGTCCTATTGACCGCCAGCACGCCTGCCGTTGAATTCAAAGCAGTTGTTGACAGCATAGAGATCAAAGACGCTGTGGATGGCTATGTTGAAGTAACGTATAATGTAAGCAACGCATCAAGTTCTGCCGTGGTTATAACTTAAACAGTGGTGGCACAATATGGCAGCAACAATTACTGCAGGCCATCACGCGATCATTTACGCATCAGGAACTGCTGCAACGCTGACAAATGAAGTTTGCACGAATCTGAGCGCGCACAAAGTGTATCAGATCACGGCAGCAGCAAAACAGGTTTTAAGTCCAACATATGCTGTTTCGACCAACGGAAGTGGCAACTACACAGTGAACCGTTTAACTGGAACACTTACGTTTGCTTCAGATCAAACAGGAAACGAACCAATAAACATCACTGGAAAATATTTGCCAATGGGCCAACTGCTGTATGCGAAAGATTTCAGTCTGAGCATTAAGCCAAAGACCACAGAAACAACGCCATTTAATCAGAATTATCAGGCGCTGGCACGTGGTGTTTCAGACGTGAATGGCACAATTGGCACGTTCTATGATCCAACAGAAATTGCATCATTGTCACTAACGCCATATTGGACAACTGAAATGCTGGCAGATGCAGTGGTGGCAATAAAGTTTCACACGCCAATATATGATTTGTTAGCGTGGGCTGAAATTGACAGCCAGGAACTGAAAGACGCTATTGATGGAATGTTGGAAGAAACCATTGGTTGGTCTGGCGCTTCTGATGCAGATGGCCACGTTATAAGCAGATTATAAATAGCAACCTGCGCAATGTCATTTGGTGATAAATTTTGGTAGAAAAAACAACCAGCAATATGGCAGAAGAAATTCTGAACATAAACGATGAACGAACAGAGATTGTGACGGTTCCAGAATGGAACAATATGAAAATATTGTGCAAAAACCTATCTGGTGCTGATCGTGCTGTTCTTAGTGGAATGCTTGAAGTTGATGGAAAAACGAACAAAGTTAAAACAAAAAGCACCAGCGCAGATATTGTGATTCTCGGCGCTTATAATCCAGCAACCAACAGCAGAATTTTCACACAATCGCATAAGGCAGGACTTCTAGCCAAAAACAGTGCGCCACTTGAACGCCTGGCTGTTGTCATTCAAAAACTTTCAGGTTTGGATTTGGACGGTGTTGATGAAGCAGAAAAAAACTGAAAGCACATGACGAGCTTCATTTTTTATTTTCATTGGCAGAAAAACTGCATATGACGTTTACACAGCTATGCCAAAATACCAACAGTTATGAACTGACACAATGGGTTGCGTATTTTAAAATAAAAGCTGCAGACCAAGAACGCGAAAGAAAACGCGAAGCTGCCAGGGCAAAATCTGGCAGGCCAACAGAAAAGTTTTCAATTTTTGACGTGCCTGAATGATGAATTATGGCAGATGTTATTGCTGATTTGGCAGTTCAATTAAGCATCAGTGACGTTGACGATTCTGCAATATCTAATTTGCAGACATCAATTGATTCATTAGGCGACAAAACGGTTACGGTTGCCACGGATGTTGACACCAGTGGCATCACTGACGCAGAAAGCACCATCAATTCACTTACAGATTCGACCATTAATGTGGTCACGGATGTTGACGAATCACAATTAACAGACGCAGAATCCACAATTAATTCAATTGGAACATCAACCATTGACGTTGCAACATCAGTTGACACGTCAGATTTGGACAGCGCGGAAAGCACAATAAGCAATCTTGACAGTTCACAGATAGACGTTGCCGTGAACGTCACAGGAATGGCACAATTGCAGCAGGCTTCGCGTGAAATGAAACAACTGCAAACAGACGCAGCAGGACTGTCTAAAACTGGCGGCAGCATGGGTTTCACATCAATGTCCAAGCTGCAGGGTGATTTGCGCACCACTGATACTGAAGCAAAAGGTCTGATTGCCACACTGAAGCAGAAAATAATGATCACTGCTGATGCGTCACAGCTTAAAAGCGAGCTGCGCGATTCGCGTAAAGAAATGACAGCATTAAGCAAAATGTCAAAATTGACAGGCATTGGCGGCAAAGGCGCAACATCTGCACTGAAAGGTGGTGGCGTTGTGATGGGTGCAATGGGTGCATTCAGTCCTGAAATAGCAGGCGCTGCCAGCAGTGGAAGTGAACTGGTTGCGGTTCTAGCACCACTGGCAGGAATTCTGTTGCCTGTGATTGCGATAGTTGCCGCGATTGCTGCAGTATTTTTGGTATTATACGCCACGTCTGCCACTTTTCGTGACGCGGTTTCTGGAATTATGCAGCGCGTGCAGCAACTGCTTGGTTGGGTGCAACAGTTAGCTGCAGCATTTTCTGCTGGCGATTTTGGCAAAGTTGGCGATTTGTTAAAAACTGGCTTCCAGGAAGCCATAAACGTTATCAAAGGCATAAATTGGGCAGGCGTTGGCCAGACCATTATTAAGGTATTCCAAGAATCATTTTCAACTATAGCAAATTTGCTGAAAAGCATTGATTGGGGTGGCATCGCCACAGGCATCCTGGCGGCATTGGCAGGCTTAGGTGCATCAATTTTATCATTCTTGGAAGGCGTTGATTGGGGTGCTGTGGGAATGGCATTGCTGCAGGCATTCACAACTGCGTTCTTGGCAATTCCAATGCTGCTGGCCAGTGTTGATTGGGGTTCAATTGGAAGCGCGCTATTAAATGCAATCACATCTGCACTGTCTGGACTTGGTGGGTTGTTGATGGCAGGACTGCAGGCATACTTTGGCATGTGGGCTCAGATTGGCGGCATCGTATTGGGTGCATTAAGTGGTGTTGGCGCTGCTGTCATGGGTTGGTTTAGTGGCGTTGGTGCGACATTAATGGGTGCTGTGACCAGCGCAGGCGCTGGCGTTGCTGCATGGTTCAGTGGTGTTGGCGCACAGTTGTCTGGCGCAGTAACGTCTGCATTCAGTGGCGTGACCAACTTTTTCACAAACATTCATCTGCCAGCATTTCCAGCACTGCCAGCATTTCCAGCACTGCCAGCATTTCCAGCACTTCCAGCATTCCCTGCGCTGCCTGCGCTGCCTGCGTGGCCAGCATTTAGTTTTCCAGCACTGCCTGCATTCCCTGGATTTCCAGCACTGCCTGCATTCCCTGGATTTCCAGCACTGCCGGCATTTCCAGGATTTCCGGCGCTGCCAGCATTTCCAGGGTTTCCAGCGTTGCCAGCATTTCCAGGATTTCCGGCGCTGCCAGCATTTCCAGGATTTCCACCACTGCCAGGATTTCCAGGATTTCCACCACTGCCTGGATTCCCTGGATGGCCAGCGTTGCCAGGATTCAGTTGGCCACCAATGCCAGGATTCAGTTGGCCACCATTCCCATCATTCAGTTGGCCAGCAATGCCATCACTGCATTTAGCTGCTGGTGGAATAGTTTCTGCTGCCAGTGGATTTGTTACACGTGGGCCAACAATGGTGCTGGCTGGTGACAATCCAGGTGGACAGGAAGCGTTTATTCCATTGCAACATGGCAGAATACCAATTGAAGGTGGAACTGGCAATGGTGGCCCTGTCAACCATTATCACATCAATTTGTCTGGATTGGTCACGCAGCCGATAACTGAAGCAGAAATAATGAAGCTGTTCAAGAAAGCAGAAGCAATGCAGGGTGCGCAATATGGCTAGTGATGAAAAAATTTATTTTGTAACACCAGAAGGCGGCACGCTCGATCTGACAGATGGCGTGAACTTTGAAGTGCGCCAGGGCATTGACGGCAGGCATATGCCACCATTTGCCTACACCACAAAAAAGGTTTATACATATCCAGGTGAAATTGTCCAGAATATCAACACTGATTCGCGTGAAATCACGCTTCCTATTACGGTTAAGGGTTCAGATGCTGATGATTTTCGTGATAATTTGCGCCTGCTTGAATATTCACTTGATCCACTGCGTGGTGAAGGCAAAATAAAGGTGGTCACTGGTGACGATGTGCCAAAGACCAGGCTGATAAATTGCCATTATAAGGAAGGCATGTCATTCCAGGAAAGTGGCGAAACTGGCAACTACAGAACCAGAATTTTCATCCTCACATTTATATGCCATTCTCCATACTGGTATGATCCACTTGAAACTGAAAAGAAATGGACAAATCCGAATGGCGCTATGCTACGACCACAGGTTGTGTATAATGATGGTGATGTTGACACGTGGCCAATAATCACAATTGCCTGTGGCAGTGCTAATTATATTAATCAAATTATAATAAATAACGAAACCACTGGAAAGCAAATAAGATATGGGCAAATCGCCACCAGTTATCTTAATTTGAACGCCAGGTTGTATATTGACTGCAGGCCAGGATATAGAAGTTGCTGTGTGCTGCACTGGATTTTTGCGAAAAACGCGCTGCCACGCAGCTATGGAAACACGTATTGTGACCTATGGACTACCAGCAGCATAAACTTTAATCTGGTTCCAGGGGAAAACAGAATTTCATTTGCAACCATTCAGAACGCGCGCGATGATTCCGCATGGGCATCTTTCAGATGGATAAACAGGTATAATGGCATATGACTGACGCACCAACATCTAATTCTGATATGAGCATTCAGATTTGGGGAAGAAGCATGCAGGACGGCACGCTTTTTGATTATATCGAAAAATGGACAGAATTTCATGTTGATCAAAAATGGGCTGATATGTCCACCTGGTCACTGACGATGCCATATGCAGAATTCAACAGCGTTTTTAAACCAGCACCCACAGATCCAATAACAAAATTTGCAATTGCTGCGTATCGGAATAACGAAATAAACCCACTGATAGCTGGCCCTATAACAGAAGCCACACGCACGTGGAAAGGTGGCGATGACATGCTGGAATTAACAGGGATGTCAGACCTTTGGTTGTTGCAGGCGCGCGTGGTCGAACCTGATTGGCAGCATTTCTTTTCGCAGGACAGCTATTATTATGGCTATGCCAGATATTGTGGTTATGACAGCCAACCAGTGGAAACTGTTGCAAATGGAATGTTGTATTATTACTTTGGCGATGGCCAACCAACATCGTGGCGAAAAATACCATATTTCAATTCTGGAATTGGTCACAATCCATCATTTGGGCAAAATATAGAATATTGGGCCAGATGGGAAACCGCATATGAAATGGTCAAAAAGGCTAGTCAGATGTCAACAGGGACTGCTGCATATAATTATTTGGATGCAGATTTGGGCTTTGATGTCCAATATCTGGCCCAAACTGGCGCATACAGATATTGGTTCATAATGTATTGTGCCACAGATATGACTGATCGCGTTACATTTGGCACTGATCTTGGCACTGTGCGTTCATTTGAATATCAGGAAAAGAAGCCGGAAACCACAATGATTGTTGGTGGTGGGCCAGACATTGATCCATCAACTGGTGCTGTCAGCAGTGAACTTGGCTATAGACTGTATCACACAACACAAAACAACACGATATATGATTTATATGGTGGCGCTGCAAACCACGCTGGTGCGTCTGTTGGCAGGATCGAAGAATTCTTTGATACAGGCAGCGTGCAGACAGAAGCAACGGGTGGCGGCAATCCAACAAAGGCGCAGATTGTTGCGTGGATGCGAGATAAAACAAATGCGGAATTGAAACTGAAGCAATATAATGCAACCGCAACCATTGATCTGGAACCATCAGACATGGCAGTATTTGGCACGCTGGCAAATCTAAGTGGCGAATTCCGGTTGGGTTGTAAAGTGTCAGTGCAGTTGGAAAATATGACACTGACAGACCTGATTCGTGAAGTGAAGTTGGACTTCACGCCTGATGGTGAAGTGATCACGCCAATTGTGTGCGATGCGTTCAAATTTAACTGGACACGACCAATGCCATTTGCAACAGAAAACAGGTGGCAACTTGGTGAAATTGGCAGGAATTGGAAATAATGGCGAATCAATCAACACGGTATGTTTCTTATGACAGCAAAAGGCCGCAGGTTGCCGTTGGTGTTAAGATAGACACAACAAATCCTGATCCTGGCGCTTCAGTCACACGCGTGATGTATGACAAATATGGCAACTATTTGGAAGGCGCGGCAGTGGATGCAATATTTCACGTAAATACTGCAGCAAGTCCTTATGTTTCATCATTTGACACGTTTGATGAAGATGCAAACGCGCCAACAGGTGGCGATGGGCTGATGCC